TCGCATGGCCGAGATGAGCCCTTCGACCAGGTATCGGTCAATGACCCCGTTTCGGTGGTTTCGGAACATATTTCCGATATACGCCCTAATGGACGCAATGTCCGATTCGTTCACAATTCCACCATCACAACCGAGTCGCCGAGAATGTCGTGGTAGTGGCGGTTCGCCTCAACATGTGCCAATGCTTCCGCTTTGGACATGAAAAGTGCGGTTTGAGCGAAAAGGATGGTTCCGTCCGCTGCGGGTGACATTTCCGGAGTACGATAAACGTCTGGATTGTCCCATTTCTCCGGAAGCTCCATTACGCGCCAAAGCACCCAAACCCAGCCACTTCGTCCCAAGAAGTACCGATTGTTCAGAATGTCCGACTTGGGCAGTTCGACCGATTCGAATGGAACGTACATGTTTGCCATTGCTTGCCCCTTTTGTCGGGACAAAGGCGGGTAACACCCAATAAAGTCCACGTATCCGGTTATGTCCTGCCATGTCCGTTTTGTGCGTTAGTTCTGGAAAGTCCCGCGATGCACCGAAATGAGATACTGGCGGTATTCCTCACGATCCGACGGCTTGACGTAGCTTGCGTGGATAAGGCGCTCAATGAGCCTTATCGTCAGAACGCCCAGAGTTGCCGGGTATTGCGGCTTCCATGCCGAAACGTCTGGGTTGTCCCACTTGGCCATGATTGTCTCCTATGTCCGTTTTGAACGATTTGACAGACATGGCAAGGCATAACCGGATACGTACGGGAATATGTGGACTTCACCTGCTTTGTCCGTTTTACGCGTTACTTACGCTTCGTCCTGCTTTGCGGTGGTACGCGGCTTCCGGGTGGGCTTGTCCGTTTTGTTCTGATTTGCCATGATCACGGTGTTCTGCCCGTCTGCGGTGGTAACCGCCATGTTCGGCACGTTTCGCACGTATTGCGGCGCATTGTCCGTTTCGGGCGCGTTGTACTCAAAGTTCAACCTGTCCAGCTTGCGGAGAGTGTCCGATTTCACCCATTCGGTCACGTTCGTGTCGTGCCAGGTGATTCGCACCTTTCCGGCCAGTTCGCGCCCGTACGTGCCGGTTCGGAAGTCTTCGTCCGAACTGAACGTTTCGGCGTTCTTGCCGTTCTTCCACTGGATTACGGTGATTTCGGCGAACTTGTTCATTTCTATCCCCTTTGTCAGTGATGTCCGTTTTGCTAGACAAAGCAGGAGAGGCCCACATATTCCCGTCTTCGCGATGATCTGTCCAGTTTTGTATGGATTTGCCTGGGATGTCCGATTTGCCCTACTTAACGTGGTTCGTGACTTTTGCGAGCTCTTGCCCGTATCGCCCGGGAATCCCCGGGTCTGACCACGTTTCGACCGGGTTTACCGGAATGATGTACTTTGTCCGATAACCGCACTGATCGCACTGAAATTCCCAGATGCCCGGGTACATCCGATATCCGCACCTTTCGCACGTTTGTCGGATTTCGCCCAAGTTGTCCAGATCGACCGAAAAAGTCGCCAGTGCCCACTTCATCCAGTTTTCGTCCACAACGCCCATGTTTGTCCCCTTATGTCCGATTTGCCCAAGCAAATCCACACAAAGCCGGACACATCATCGCGGAATGTGCTATCGCATCACATATCAGGACTTACCCAGTTATCACCCACTATGTCCGAATTGCCCTACTTGACGGTGAGTTTCCCGTTTGGCCCGACGTGGAGCTGTGCGTACCAAGTGCGCGCCGTGTACGGGTTTGGCCCGACAATGGTGTAAATGTCCGTTTCGCGCAGCTTGTCCGCAGTCGTCTCGATTGGGTCATTGAACGGGGAAACGGTGCGAACGTGCACCTTGTCCGGGTGGTTGGCAATCAACCGCTTAAATCCCGCTTTGGACCGAATGTCCGTTTTGCGGGAATCTTCCTCAACGTGCCTTGCGTGCAGTTCAGCCCAAGTTGCCATGATTTGTCCTCAATGTCCGTTTTGTCTGGAAGATCACAAAAGTCGGACATAGTGGGTCATAGCTGAGTAAGTCCCAATTATCGGCTCATATCCCCACAAATCCGCTAGGTCCGTCTTAAACCAATTTACGTTGATTTTACAGTTTTGTACTAAAGTTCGACAATGTCGTATTTGTCCGAATCTACCGAAATGGCCTGTTCGGTCAATTGCTCCCCTTCGTCATCAACTGGGACGATTGTCAGCGTTTGCGCAATCTGTCCGAATTGGTCCCAGGTGAGCGAAGTGGTCAGGATCTCCCAGTCCGTGTAGTATTGTCCGGTTCCGGCGTGGTATGCCCGGAACTGCACGATGGCTCCCGGTACGTACACGTACACGGTGTTCGCCCCGATGCGCACCTTATCAGCCATGATGTCCCCTTTGTCCGTTTTGTCCCGACTGCCACGTTTTGTGCAATAAGCATATTACGCGACGGTCCGAGCGGACATGTGGGGATATGTCCGATTTGTCAGCACCCTGTTGAATTATCAACACACATGTGGACATATGGCATTTGTTGGTGGATGTCAGTCATGTCGCCCATAGCACGACATGTCCGGCAATTCGGACATTTCAGGACATTGCAGCAGTTATCACGACAATCCATGCCAAAGCAGTGTTAAGCACGACTTGTACGACAAAAGCTGACAAAGCCCTCATTTCGGACATACCTCCTTTAGTCGGTCATGTACAGAAAAGCCTGCAAAAGCGTGATTTGTCCGTTTTGGACGTGAACGCGCAGTCTGCGCCACTTGCCCCAAAAGCCGAGCTTGCGGTGTTTGCCGCTCATGTCCGTTTTGCCTCCTTCGCCTGCTTGGTGCTCCTCTGCCTTACAAGGTCCACTCTACCAGGGGGGCTAGTGACGGATATTTCGGACATTTACCCCATGTCATGACATAGCAGGGCAAGGTTTGGGGTGGTATAGCATGACATAGCACGACAAAACGGACATGTCAGCATATTCTGGGCAGGTTGGGGGTGGCACAAGATCGGGACTTTGGGGTAAATCGGACATAGCACGACATAGCAGGGCAAAGGCTGACATAGGCTGGCATGTCATGACATCACGTGACAAAGGAGGACATAGTGCATTAGCCGGACATGTACCCTAAATCGGACATTACGGAAAAACTATATTAAAAGCGAAAAATCATGATATTTCCGGGCGCTATACATGCCTATCTTCTTGGGGGGATTTTAAACAGTTAAGAAACCTTATAGTAAGAAAAACTGAAAATACCCAAAAATGGAAAAGATCGCCCAGTCGAAAAGTCGACACTGTTTACAGACAGGTAGAGTACGGAATAGCATTTGTCAAGGAGGTCCAGATGAGTAGTCAATGGGAAGAGTGGGTCCCGAGTAAGGCTGTCGAAGAGTTGACACTCAAGCGTGCCTTGTCGGATGTTGAGGATCCGCTCAAACTGGCCGCTGATCTCTTCCGAGAGTCCCTGCCGTTGGCCGTCATAGGGCTTACCCACACCGCGATTTATGAGCCCAACGTAGTGGTGCGTACGGCGGCGCAGAAGTATGTGATCGATCGGTCCATGGGCACCACAGCGGCCCCGTCCAAGATCGCCGACGACAAACCGGCCTGGGAGCGGATCTTTGAATCCGTTGCCGCCGAGGCAGAACACGGTTCGCGAAAAGAGTAACCTGAGCAATTTCGCGAACTCCCCCCAGGCTGTGGGAGCATCGATCCTGCTTATCAAGATCAAACTGTATACAATAGATCGAAGATCATGGACCAATGAGCAGTACCCCCGCGATGCCGTAACATCCGGGGGCGTGAGGCCAAGAGAGGAGCTTGACCTGTGAGTCAGGATATCACCCCGTTCATTCCAGCACCAGACGAAGTTCCACAAGTTGTTCAGGATGGCGAAGTTTTCTATAATCTTGTCAAGATCTGTGCAAAACTTGGAATTAGTGCTTCTGGTGCTTGGAACTGGGCCAGAAAATTGCCAAAAGAGTACATCCTCGTCGAGGAGGCACTAGACTCGCGTGGCGTCAAACATAAATCAACTTATATTAACCAAGACGGAATACTTGAAATTCTACGCAGATCAAGCAAACCAACCCCACGAGAATGGCAAGGTTGGTTAGGGACAAATGTTGCTAAAGAAATTGTAGAAGACGGCTCGTTTATCGTACCGGATGCAACAATTGAACAGCTCGATCGAGCTGTTGAAAAAGCCGAATATGGAATTCTACGTCATATGCTTGCACAAGCTACCGATTATGATCCAAACTCGATGATTGCCCAGCGGTTCTTTGGTAGAATGCGCAATGCCTTCTATCTTGTAATCACCGGGTATGATGCAAAGCAAATCGTCTGCGAACGAGAAGGCGAGATCGTATCGTTCAAAGGCAAAAAACCAACCAAAACAGAACTTGGTATTGCGGCAAATTACCTTGTCAAGGACGAGCTTGAACTACTCAAGCTCCACATCACACATTCTATTGCCCAGACTCGGATCCAATTTTTCCAAAAGGAATATACGATGCGCGATTTTGTTCGCTCAATAGAGAGTGGCTTGTCCAAGTTTTGGGAAAAGTAGGGAGGAAAGATGCCGGTTCGGGCCGGAAAGCAACGACGTGGGGATACGGTTTCGTATCGCAATGCCGATGGTGACACGATGAACGCCACGGTGATCGGAGATCAGCGGCCGGCGCCTGGTGCACCGTCGATGAGTACTTCCGCCTCCGGCGGAACATTGGCCGCCGCCACCTATTCGTATCGAGTTTCAGCGGTCATCAAGGGTATTGAGACGCTTGCCTCGACTGCGGCCACTCAGGTGACTACTGGCTCAACCTCAACCGTGACGGTTGACTTCACCGCCACAGCGGTAGCAAATGCGACGTCACACAAGGTTTATGGTCGTACCGGTGGTTCTGAGTTGCTGATGGCAACCGTGACAATGCCCACGACTACCTTTGTCGACACTGGTTCTGTGACGCCATCTGGCGCGTTGCCGGCTGCGTCTACCAATGTTTCGATAAACGTTTCTACTGTTGGCGTGTTGACCAACAAAGCCAAGGCAACGTCGTACAAACAGACTGACGTCTACTTTTTGCGCTAAGGACAATATCGAATGGAAATACTAGACCCACCAAAGCGAATCTATCCAGACTTACCAGGTCTCTACACTGCCGAAGACAAGTCATGATGGTTATCTTGCTGGCCTCGACGCGCGGCCGTTAGATCAAGATCAACACCTAGCCCAATCCCAATCCCAATCCCAATCCCGATCCTCAGAAAGGGTCAAAGACCACATGATTGCCCCGTACGACCTGGCGAATCGATTCACCTATCACGCACCAACCGAAGATCAAGTTGAGAAATATCAAATGATTCGGAATATCGCACACAGCTACGCGACCTATTTGAACGAAGAATGTCCCGACGGCCGAGAAAAAACCCTCGCCATGACCAAACTTGAAGAGGTCGTGTTCTGGGCAAACGCCGCTATTGCTCGGACAAATGGCGACTAAACGGCAACTCACCATTAAATTGCCAACTGGCGACATTCGCTGGGTAACTCAGACACTTTCTGCCCAAGGATCTAGTATGACAGTTGATCTTGATGACTTTGAGTGCCCCATCTGTGGGAGCCCGAATATCACGATTTCGATTCAAAAATCTCCAGAAACCTATAAGATCGTCGCGGTGTATTGCACCGACCAACCACATGTCTGGCGGTGTGAAATTGATTAATTTCATCTGTGCGGATTGTGCAAAAGCTCAGCACGAAGCATGTCCAGGAGATACCTGGTGCGATTGCCAACATCGGCCCCGAAGGAGCAATCATGCCACTGAAAAAGGGTAGTTCGCAGCAGACCGTAAGTGCGAACATCAGCAAATTAGTCAAAGAAGGTCGGCCACAACAGCAAGCGGTGGCGATTGCACTCCAAACCGCCGGGAAGGCCAAACCGAAAGCACTCCAAAAGACCAAACCGAAGGGGAAGAAGTAATGGCAGTGTATAACCCGAGTGGCTCGGGGGAGGTGCACGTGGCGAAGGTGATCTCCGGCGGAAAAAAGGCCGGCAAGAAGATGCAGATGCCCAAGGAAATGCCGCACAAAGACATGCCGATGAAGGCTGCCGGTAAGAAAGCAGCGAAAAAGGCGGCGCCCAAGAAAGCTCAAGGCGGTTACTCATGAGCGATTTTCAAGGTTGCTATCGCCAGGTAGCCACGTCGGCGGTGAACACCCAAAATGTGGTGACAATTGCCGCTGCCAAAGCTGGCCGACTTACGCTCGTTCTGGTAACCTATTCTGCTTCTACCACGCAGAACATTACGGTAGTTCTGGACAACGGCGCCGGTTCGGCGTACGACGTAACGTTGAACACCATTGCGATTTCTTCTGGAACGCAAGGAATTTATTTGCCTTCGACGCCAATTCCGTTCAACGCCGATGACCAAATTGTGGTCACCGCACCTGCGCTGGCATCTCAAACCTCCAGCATTGCGGTGTATATCAACCGATTGGCCTAACCATGTCGGACAAGCTTAGCAAACTCTACTCCATTGACAAATGGAAGTACTTTGACTTGATCAACTATCGGCCGCATCCGAAACAGCGGCTGTTTCACCGCTCCGAAGCTCGATTTAAAATAGCCATTTGTGGTCGTCGGTTTGGTAAAAGTCAGATGGCGGCTAAAGAGTATGAGCCACTGCTGATGATTCCGAATCGCCGCTACTGGATTGTTGGGCCGACCTACGATCTTGGCGAGAAAGAGTTTCGGATTATCTGGAACGACATGATTATCAAGCTGGGCTTAGGTAAAGAAAAAGACGTAAAAAGATCGTATAGCAAGAAACAAGGAGATCTGAGTATTGAGTTTCCTTGGGGAACTCGGATTGAAGTGCGCAGTGCTGAGCGACCGGAGAACCTGGTTGGTGAAGGTCTGCACGGCGTGATCATGTCCGAGGCAGCCAAGCACACTCAGGAAACCTGGGATCGATTTATCCGGCCGGCACTCACGGACTTCCGAGGTCTGGGAATTTTTCCGACCACCCCGGAAGGACAAAACTGGATTTACCAAATGTGGAAGATGGGTCGGGATCCGAGCGAACCTGACTTTGAATCTTGGCAGTTTCCATCCTGGGAAAATCCGTACGTATATCCTGGTGGCCTGGATGATCCAGAAATCTTGCTAACAAAACGCACCACCCCTGAAGAAGACTTCCAACAAGAGTACGCGGCCGACTTCACCTCATTCTCCGGCAAGATTTATTCGGAATGGGATGAAGGCACCCACGTTCAGGAGGTTCCCTTCGTTCCCGGGTTACCAAATTACATTGCCTTCGACTGGGGTTATGCCGCCCCAATGGCAGCAATTGAATTCCAGATCGATGGATTTCAACGGATTCGGGTTTGGCGGGAACACTACAAGGCTCGGGTTCGACTCCGCGATTTTCTCTATGAATTGGCGCACCGACCGCAACCTGCCGGCTATCACCTTGATCTCACCTTTGGCGACGCAGCAGATCCAGAAGCGGTAATTACCGTATGTGAGGACTTTGCGCCATGCTATGCCGACCCTCGGTCAAAGAGTGGCACGTCTGGTGGATCATTGGAATCTGGGAAGCGGGAAGGTATCGAACTGGTCAAAGGCATGTTGAAACTGCAAGAGGTAGACACCGATGATTTTGGCACCCCAATCGAAAAGCCATGGCTAATTGTTGATCACTCGTGCGCAAACCTGATTCGTGAATTCAACAACTACCGAATCGTTGACCCAATTGCCGGCCGAGATCCGTTGGAACGAACCTATCGCCGGGACGACCACGCGCTGGACGCCCTGAGATATGGGCTCATGCATGTACTGAAACTTGGCGCCACCATGTCATTGGCGGAAACAATGGATATAGGTCCGGCTTGGGGTGGTACCGATGCTGGCTTTTTCACCTCAGGGAAAACCTTTGCGTAACCTTGCGATTGGCCTGTGTTGTGGAGCTGCCATCGCCGCAATTGCTGGCATTGGCTACTTCTATTATCTGTTCAAGGACGTCTTCAGATGACTCCGGACGAAATTCCCACTGAATTACTAGAGATCCTCAACGATCGGGCTGGCAAGGTTCATCGCCGCGATGGGTCAGCCGTCCATTGTCTTGCTGAAATCTTGACAAAATACGACGAACTTCGAACTGCACAAGACCGAAGAATTATGGAGTTAGGCGGCTTGCCATTCCCCGAAAATACGTAATTTTAGCTAGCGGCTGTGGGGCTCTGGTTTCCGCTGCGCTGACATTGATGGTTGTAAATAAGACGTTTCGCGATTCCTGGTCGTTTTGGAGGTGAGCATGACGACAGTGGAGACTGAGGACGGCAAAGTCCAGTTCTTAGAGGACTATGCAAAAGAAAAGCAGTTGTCCTTCGAAGAAGCCATGACGAAATATGACGTAGTATCTGCCAATCATGACCCAGTTCATGGCAACTACATCATTATGGTGGACAAATCACAAAATGTCGAAGCTGGCTTTGCCACAGCGGAGCTAGGATATTCGTCCCCTAGTCCCTGGACCTCCTGGACGCGGGAGGAGCGGGTCCCTGAGCTGCGGGACAAGCTTGGCCTACGGGTCTTCTACGACATGAAGCGCGCAGATGGCACAGTACGTGGCGCTCTGCGGTTGCTCAAGACGCCGATTCAAGCAGCTCGCTGGTTTATCGAACCTGGCACTGATTCCACCATTGACAAAACCATTGCGGCCTTCGTGGAAAAGAATCTGTTTGAAGAGCTGTCGCAACCCTGGTCTCGGGTTGTCGAAGATGCCCTGCTCATGTGTGACTTTGGCTACATGGCTTTTGAGAAGGTTTGGGATTACAACAAAGATGGCAAGTTGATCATTTCGAAACTTGCTCCGCGCCACCCATTGGACATTCAAGATTGGCTTTGGGACGAGAACGGCGGTCCAGATGCCTTCGTGATGGAACCAATTTCCATTCAAGGTACCGGCAACGCAGCGTTCAACAACTTCAACCTCAACAATCCGGTTACCGATTTCGCCGGCCTTGACCCGCGCATTGTCATTCCGATGTCGAAGGCGTTGATTTTCACGCTGGAGCAAGAGGCTGGTGACCTGCGAGGCATTTCCATCCTTCGGTCGGCCTACAAACACTACTTCTACAAAGACACCTTGTACAAAATCGATGCCATTCAGAAAGAGCGACACGGGATTGGCGTGCCGATTATTCGGATGCCAATGGGGTTCTCCAAGGCCGATCGTGAACTCGCGGATAATTTGGGTCGAAACCTACGGACCAACGAACGAGCCCATATCACCATTCCGATGAACTGGGAAGTTGGCTTCGCCAAGCTCGAAGGTCAGCCGGTCGATTGCTTGCGATCCATCGAACACCACGATATGAAGATTAAGTCCAACATTCTGGCACCATTTATGGATGAAGCCAACGTCAACCCGGACTCGTTGGACGTGTATTACAAAGCAACCCGATACATTGCCAACACATTGTGTGACACGGTCAACAAGTACCTCATTCCACAACTGGTTGGGATGAACTTCAGTCGAGGTAACAACCCGATGCTCCGGGTGCGCCGGATCGGTGAAGAAGAAGCCCTGCGAACCTTGTCCTTTGCCTTCCGGAACTTCGTTGGTGCCGGCGCAATTCGACCGGACGATCCGCTGGAGAAGTTCCTGCGGTCTGAACTTGACCTGCCGCCAGCAGATCCGGAAACCTCACGGGTATTGCAACCTCCGCAAGGTGGTGCAACACCGCCATCGACCAAGACGGCGCAACCGGCTTCTGGACCAAACTCGCCAATGCCTCCACAGCCGCCGCGTGTGGGTCCGCCTCGCCAAGCACCAACGCCGCCAGTACACACCGGAAAAAACAACACCGGGAATGACACCAGTGGAGGTGGCTGATGGCCCGAGATCACGTGATATCACTACGACTCAATGACCGACAATTCAACATTTTGAAAGAGCAGGCTGATCGGTTTGGTATCACGGTGTCTGAACATGTTCGTCGTGAACTGTTTCCGGACACCGAAAAGCCGGCAATGTATTTTTCCGAGCCGGTGACCACCCATGCACACACCTATTCGACCACCGACAGTGGTCATTTTGTCTACTGGAACATGCCGTGATCAAGTGAGAAATGGAGGTGTGTCGGATGCCGACACGAGGCCCAAGCGTTCGACAGCGTCGAAATGCTGACACATTGCAGCAACGTGCTGCAACGGGTCGCTCTATTGCGCAACCTCGTTCAATTGGTTACTATGGCGCTAACCAAGATCCCGTTCAGCTTGCCGAATTGACCTCGAAGGCTCGGAAAAAGTTGCCGACATCCACCTTTGCCATTCCGGAGGATCGCGCTTACCCGATTCCGGATGAGGCCCATGCTCGTAATGCATTGGCCAGAGTAAGCCAATTTGGTACTCCAGAGGAACAAACTCGGGTACGGGCTGCGGTCAAACGGAAATTCCCCAACATCGGGAAGGGAGGGAAGACTTCGTGAATCACGACGTACTGTATTTGGTTGACGCCAATACCCTGCAATTCTCCGAGGGTGAGAGCCCGACTGGTTGGGTGCACGCGTTGCCGGTCGGTGAGTATTCGCACCCAGTTTTTGGTAAGCTGTCGATGACAGCCGACAAAATCAAGGGCTTCGCAGACAATATTGTCGCGAAAGTGCGCGGCATCGACCCGAGCATCAACATCATTCATGGTATTCCAGGTACCGCAGGGGACGGTGAAGCAGCCGGTTGGGTCAAATCCGCTGAGGCTCGCCCCGATGGATTGTGGGTGTTGGTTGAGTGGACGAAGGCCGCTGCTGATAAGATTCGCGAAAAGGCGTGGCGGTACTTCTCGGCCGAGTACCAGGACACTTGGACTGACGCAACCGGCAAAGAGCACAAGAACGTGTTCTTTGGTGGAGCTTTGACGAATCGGCCGTATATGAAGAACCTGCTACCGATTAATCTTTCTGAAAATACGATCGAAACGGCCTTGGAGCTGGCGTCTGTGGTAGCCCAGGGTAAAGCGGCATTCGAGAAAAGCCCACAGGAGGGTGATATGGATCTGAAGACGCTGTGCGAGCGTCTTGGCCTGCCTGACGGGACCACGGAAGAGCAACTCCTGGCGAAACTGGCCGAGCTGGCTGCACCCACCAACAAGCCGGCGCCGAAAAAGGCTCCGGAGGTTCCGGTGGTGAATCTCAGCGAGGAGTTGAAGAAGCTCTCTGAGGCCAACCCGATTGTTAAGACGCTCATTGAGACCGTCGACGCGCAGAACAAGGCGCTTTCTGATTTCAACAACCAGCTCCGTGAAGCTGACGTGGATCGTCGGCTTGCTGAGTTTGACCGGTCCCAGATTGTGCTGACGCCGGTTGCCAAGGATCTCGTTCACGATTTTGCTCTTGACCTGCCGGTTGCGCTCACTGAGCGGTTCTGGGAGATCATGGAGAAGATGCGCACCAGCTCTAGCCTGATGGTTGAGCTTGGTGAGCGGGCCGGCACTTCGGTGCGTTACGGCCGGTCGAAGGACGCGACCAGCCTGTTCATGGACGAGGCCAACCGGATCGCCTCCGAACAGAAGATTAGTCTGACCGAGGCGATGGAGCAGACTGCCCGAAACAACGCGGCGCTTTATGACCAGTACCGGTCTGACACCTACGCGTTCAAAGAGTAATTGAGGAGGTGACCCATGGCTGGTTCTACCTATGTCCTGGACAAGCCGTTCACGGTGTTGTCGACCTACAACTCGTCCAGCGCGAACGGGGTGCAGCAGTACCGCATCGTCAAACTTGCAACTGACGGCACGATTGACCTGGCGACCAACGCCACTGCCACTTCCGGCAATATTGGCGTTGTTCAAGAAAACATCGACGCCACCAAAGTTGCCACCGGTAAGGCCGTTGCCAACGTCCGGGTAATGGGCATTAGCAAGGTCGTTGTGCAAACTGCTACTTCCGTAACGGTTGGCATCCGAGTGATGTCCGGCTCTCAGGGTGGCGCGATTGTGGCGGCTACCACCGGTTCTGAGGTTCTTGGCATCGTGGTTGGCAGCAACGCTGCGTTCGGTACCATTTCGGCCGGCGACGTTATCGACGTGTTGCTGACCCCCAAGGTCCTCTTCTAATTTTAGAAAGGAGGGAAACTCTCGATGGCTGTTTACAATCCGTCCGGTGGCGGCAACGTTCACGTTGACCAGGTACTGACCCAAATCAGTGTTGGCTGGCCAACTGCTGATCTGGCTGGTGCTGCGCTTTTCCCGGCTGTCACGGTTCGTAAGCAATCTGACAAATACTACGTGTTTGGCCGGGAAGGTTGGCTTCCGGAGGACGACGTTCGGGCGCCGGGTACTGAGGCAAACGAGATCGAATCCGCAACGGTTTCGACCGACACGTACTACGCGCAAGAGCACTCGCTGCAAGTTGCGGTTACCGACGAAGAGCGAGCGAATGCCGATTCTCCGCTGTCTCCGGACCGGGATGGC